AATTAAAAGTGATTTAAGCAAATCAATCCATTCAGTACCTACACCAAATTCAATATTTAAGCTATCCATAAGAATTAATAGCCAGGTAGATATTGTAAGAAAAATTAACATCATCGGTCTTACATTCTTTGATAGCCAACTGTCGCTTGACATATCACTAGACCACCTTTTAGAAACCTCTTGCATTTCTACAATATCCATTTCAAGCAGTTTTAAGGCTTCTTCTTTGTCTTTAGGTGTGATAGCATCATCTTTACTTATAAGACTACCAACTAGCTTTAAAATACCAGCATCGGGTACAATGTCACTAACTCCCTTTAAAATGTTTGGTGCTACTTTAGTAAGAAATTTACCTACCCTTGTATCTTTAAACTTTTTTTTGCTTTTTCTTTTTTCCATTACTCTTGTTTAGCAACCACCATTTATTTAAAGTATATCCGATTGTTACGGTAAGCAAAATCACTTTTAATACTACATCCACGTTTGTCATTGAAA